AGTGGCGGAGCTACAGAACCACCTTCCTGATACTGTGGTATATATCCACCTCCACGCATTCCCATAGATTCATACTCTTCGTGAGTGGCCCCTGGCATAACTGTGCCATCTGGCATTGTGTGAGTTGCCATAGCTTTCTGCATATCCAATGCTCGTTGCATTGTGGCTAAAGCTGCTAATTTTTGTAACCCATCAGCATCTTGTGATTTTTCTCCAAATAAGGACAACACTTCGTTCATTTGCCCCTCTCCTTCATTGTGCATAACTTGTCCTCCTTCTTGATATCCCATAATTGCTTTTAAAAAATTTGCATCTTGAGGAACCCCAGTTACCTCGCCACCTTGAAATTCGTCACCGCTCATAATCTGTCTTGACTTATTCCTAAGCCTGTCAAACTTCTTTTCGCCCATCATTAGCATTCCCAACTTTTCCCACATTGGTAAATCGCCAAAATAAACATCTGGCTCTGGAACTGGCTCTCCAAGGGGGGCGAAATCGCCTTGTGTTCCCGCTAGTTCCTCTAGTGCAAGTCCACTTAGTTCGTCTGGCGTATCTTGATACGATGTCAAAGAAGAGGTGTCTGGTCTTCCTGGGTCAACCATCTTTAAATAGTCAGATTCCAACGGGCCCTGCTCCCCTCTAAAGCTTAAATCTTGTTGCGGTGTTGATGATATATAATCCTGAAGCCTTTGGGTTATCACCCCTTCTAAACCAATCTCCGCAAGTGGAGCCTCATCACGTTTCAGAGCTAGTTCTTGTTGTGGGGATGACGACAGTATTTCATATTTTTTAGCAATCTTATTTAAAGCTGGTAAGCTACTGAGGTAGCTTTGCTCTGTTTCTGTGTGTTTCGGCGCTGCTTGAGCCAAGGACTTCTCTAGTAGGGTTTTTTCGTCCTGTCTCCTCATTTCTAGGCCCGACGGCCCCTGAAGTTCTGGATTGTCAGATATAAACTGTTTTGCTTTTCTTCTGCCTTTTATGAAATCAAATAGCTGATCTGTTGTTGTATCAAAGTCTGCATCAGATAAATCAGAAAACCTTTGTTCTCCGCCAAATAAGCTTTTTAAATCTGAATACTTTTCTGCGGTGTCCCCAATCATCCCACTTATAACGCCACCTTCTTGATATCCCATAGGGGATTTAGCGTTTTCTAGTAACGCAGATTGACCAAGGCGGTCAATGTTGTTAAGCATATGTAGCTTTTCGGGACCTATTTCCTCGGCGGCGTCTTTCCTTATAACGAATTCTCCTGGTGTCAGCATTGCTGGCACCGTATCTGTGCTGGGCTTCATCATTCCTTTATTTCAAAATGTACTAAATCGTCGAACTTGTTATCTTTGGTATGTGTATCCATGTCCCAATCGCCGCCCCAGCGAATCTTTAAACCTCGCTTTTTGGCAATTCCTAAGACAAAACCTGCAAAATAATGCATCCTGTCTCGGTCTTTCCAGTCAATTGGGTATGGGATCACATCAACTGCAATGCTAGGCATCCTGTTGTGCTTACCCTTGGGAAATTTAAGTTTACTATTGCCTCTTTTGTATGCGGCGTTCTGCTTTTCTTTACCACGATGACCCTCCAAAACAGTGCAATCAAACGACTTTACGACCTCCTCGAAAAGTTTTTGCAACCTTTCGTCGCAGGTGTGTAGTCTGCTTTTGCTTCTAGTTCCGAATCTTGGCATTTAATATAAACCCGTGTAATGTATCATAATTATCGTAATATGCAAACCATAAATATTAAAATCTAGAGCCCGTCATCCAATTGTAGACCTTTTTGACTGGTCGATTCATATTTTCCTCAAGCGACTCTTCATAATCTTCAACATCCATTTTTTTACTTTTTGGAGGTCTGGCATAGTAATCAGCGTAATATAAAGCGTCCATCAGGTCGTCGTTCCGTGGTTTTGGGTGTTCGAATATCTCATCAATCAATTCTGTCATATCCTCACGGATATATAGTTTTTTACTGTTAATGATCGGTCCTAGCGAAGTTTCAAGCCTATCCTGCTTTTTTATCCCATGTGGCGGTTTCACCCCCTTGAACACACCAGGCATTAGCCTTCTTTCCTTTGCGGACATTCTTGTGACCATATCTCTGACCATTTCCTGTGCCGCTACCGTTTCAATCGTCACTCTTCTTACTGGGTAGTATTTCTTGGTCAGCTCGATTATCTTTTTTGGTACGTCGAAAGTGGGTATTCGTTCCCTGAAATACTCTAAAACATATCTATTTTGGTTAGAATCCATCCCCATCACCAGAATTACCTGATAATCTGACGTTTCAGACGCTGTGGCCGCAAGGGCAACGCCAATGTAGATATTCACTGGTATTGCATGATCCCTGTCCGCCAGATACGAGAATTTGCTTTCTGACTTAAATTGGTAGCTGTGATTCTTGACCCTGTCTATTTTAAACGCTGCGGAGCCCAAATCCCTAGCATCGTTCATATATTCCTGAGCAAACTTGTTTACAAGCCCCGCTTCAATAAATTCTTTTTTCTTCTTTTTGAGCTTTGCAAGGGGAAACTGTTCCGCCCACATTGGCTTTTCATCTTCGACAGCCCTTTTAAAGACCACATCCCACGAATATGTAGATCCGTCTTCCTCTGCTTTTCTAAATCCGTCGTATGTCATCTGTAAAAAGCTGTCAAAGTGGACAATTGTGCCCGCAAGCCATATCCAACCTTCTCTCCCAGGGCTTTCTTCTAGGGCGGGGTATACCGTAGACACCACCCATTTTTTTATCTCAGATCGCCTTTCTGGTGTTTTTGTATTCAATTCAGACTCAAAGTCGTCGAGAATGATACCTGTATAACGAACATCCACTTCAGCACGACCCCTAAGCCTCTGATTGGTACCTTTTGCGATAATTCTGTCTCCCCTGGCTGTGACCAGATCCTTTTCTGTCCACCGTTTACCGACCAGACCACCGTCCATATTGCCGAAATAATACTTAATCATCTTGTTGTCTTCAAAATGCTGTCTAATATATTTGATATGATCAATTGCCTGAGTTTGTTCTTCCGATATCCAGGCAAAAAAATGCTGTTCATCCTTAGCTGCAAAGCATAATTTGTGAACAATTGCCGTTTTTGAAAGGATTGACTTGCCAAACCCCCTGGGCAGTATGATACAGGTACGGTTCCCTGGCCTGGTGTTGATTAGCTTTTGTCCCACTTCATAGTGAAAATCAGGAGATTTGCTCTTATTTAAGAAATCTTTAGGCAAAAACGCCTTCCCAAAGAAAACTAAATCAGTATAAGCTTTTCTTAAAACCTCGTCACGCTCTGCCATGACGGATGGTGGGGGTGTAATATTGAAATCAGCCTTTTTCATATATCTTTTGCGTTGCCATAACTCCTATTATTGCTAAACATACACAGGCTACTGGTAACGCCATAGGACTGTCCTTTAGTCCCCACGCCACCATACAGCATAAAATAAACTTTAAAACACCTATTGCGTAGTTCCACATGGGGTTTCAGGTCGCCAAAGTAGAGCTGAACTGAATAACATAATTAACATTTCCCCATTTTTGACGCTCTGGATAGTTCCAATAGTATTTTTTGTTTAATCTCACGAACATTTTGGACAAACTGCTTTTTTCTTCCCATATTTGGGAAAATCTTCATAATAAGTAACCTTGCCAATATCAGCACGATCCTTATAATATTTAGTGTCGTAACAAGTGTTGCATACAGGACACAGCCGAATCGTTTTATCAGCGGTTCTCCCATCTAGGGTCGCTTGATCGGCGGGTTCAATTCTGGACTTACTGTCACTAACCTTTTCCAATATCGTTTTTTTCTTCAAGCGCTGGCCTCGTGAATGCTTCTAGTTCTTGCTTGGTAAAGCCACGGATCTCCTTTTGCATGAGTCCGATGGTCTGAGATTTCTCTTTTGGCATCATCCCACGCATTTCTGCGGCTAATTTGATGTAATTGAACTTTACCGAGCCTTTTTCTGCTAATATACTATCCCGCATCTCTTCAAGCAGCATATCCTCTGTAATGTTCAATTCGTCCATTTTGTCTGCTAATTTTTCATTTATCACTTTTTTTATCCTTTTTTGTCTTAGAAGCCACGCCGATCTTTCTCTAGCGTAGGCATAGTTATTCGTTTTATACAGATGCATATATGCTATTTCTCTGGGTACGCTCCCAAAGATAAGATTTACGAACATGGTCTCCATTTCTGTGGGCACTTCTCTGTCCGCATCGTCCCAGGGGCTTCTTTTTGAAAATGAATATATATTTTTGTGCGGTTCACCAGAGATAGGATTGTTGCCTTTATAGGGCCTGAACTGGCCTAGCACAGTGCGGATATAGGGCGATTTGCCTATATTGCCTTTTTTCAGCACCTGACTCATGACACCGTTTTGGGCTTCTACCCAGTCTCCCTCACGTGCGGTGCCCGCATCCGAAATTTTTGCGTTTTCGTGCTTTTTTAGTAGTTCTTCTTTATTTTTGTAGGCATAATGGGTAACGCCTTTTACTTTCCTTTGGAATACAGGGCCAGCACACCCAACCTGGTCATTGTAATGACCTAACTCTATATCCCTCCGACTGACCCTAGTTTCCATTCACTTCGTTTCCCCATACGAAACACTTCCCTTTCTGTATCTCTATGGTTTCGACCTGAAAATTTCCGTTATTGGACCATGTTATTATACCAAATGCATGGTTCCAGTTATGGAGTCTACCCCTCAGCCATTTATTCTTTTCGGCTGACATATCTTTAAGGCACCCAAGAGACCAAGCGCCGATAGTACCGCTATCCAGCTTAGTAAGTGAATGACGCTGTATGTCGTGAGTATGACCATAAACAATATTACTGCCGTAAGCCTCAAGATGCTTTTTTGCATGATATGTCGTAGCGTATGCTCCATGTATAAAATTCAATTTACCGATTTTCAACGGACGATTAAAACTGTAAAATTTATATCCACGCTCTTTTATTTTGCAGCTGTTTTTAAAGGCTACACGTCCCATATAGGGGTATTTTTCAACGAATCGATTGGTCCAGTCGTCGTGATTGCCCTCGAGCATGAATTTATTGGTACATTTGACCTTACTCAGGGCTTTGTCGAACATATCCAGTCCCATATTGACATCTTCGATGTCTTTTTCGATGACAGGGATCTGGTATTCCAGGGGTGGCTGTTTCTTATCCCGCCATTTCCAGGCTGATACTGAGTTCCATTCGCCCACATCACCAAGATTGATGAATGTATCGGGCTTAACGATCTCAATTGCTTTCAGGGCACAGTTTACAGCAGGCTCATCATGGATAGGAAAGTGCTGGTCTGGTATGATTATCGCTAGTTTAGGCTTCGGCCTCATATGGTATGTGGAATTGTGAAATTAAAACTGGTATATCGAGGTCTCTAATGAGCACTAGGAGCTCTTCGAGTACATTAGGGTCGCCGCTACTCTCAAATAGGAGCGCAGCCCGCTTGATTTCAATCAGGCATTCACCCAGATTTAGTTCCGTTATTAGTGGATTTTCCACCATCTTTATCCTGTTTGGCATTATTTTCGGATTCTTCGTCTTCCAATGATTTTGATGGCAGCTGTCTTGAAAGTTGCTGTTCGTACACACCACGAGAGATCTCTAAAAAGTGCGCTTCTTTCTTGAATTCGTTGATCTTTCCGTTCAGCTCGGTGATAACAGCAAGAGTCGTCTGTGCATCAGTGCTTAAACTGGCATAATCATACGTCTTGCCATCTAATGTGATTTTTTCAATGTTTTGGCTTGGCATTAATTTGTCTCCATTTTGGTGATATGAACTTAAAACTAAAGAAAGTTAGCAAGCAATACAAAGTTTTTCACTTTTTATCCGCCTATATATACTATATATACTATATACAGTAACTATACTATATACTGTATATTACAAATATATAATCTATAAAAGAATATAAATACCATAACAGACAGTATCTTTTCTTTATTGTTTCTTTTGTATTACTTTTGTTTATTTTTCTTTTAATTTGTGAAAAAATAGAGAGTTATCCACAATTTATCCTAAGTTATCCACAAGTTATCCACAATAGATCATAATAGTTCTATCACTTTCATCAAGCATACCAGTGTAAGTTACAGTATATCAGGCATTTAGGGTGGAGATAGGCAAAAAATTCCCAAAAAAAATTTC